TTGCGCGGAGTTCGGTCATAAAATTTCGGGAAGGTCGGCTCCAATATATATAATCGGTGATATCGGTGTAATCGGTGTGATCGGTGAGTTGTGTACGGATGCAAGAGGGACGTGCTTTATTTTCTTGTTGACCTTCGAGCAGAAGTGGAGCATTATAATTGCACAACAACACACAAGGAGAAGGACATGAAAACAATTATAGTAAAGGACTTCACGGGAAAAGACATAAGATTGTCAAAGAAACAGTTCTGTAGAAAATGGGTAAAGGCTCACGCTGAACCTCTCTGGAACCTCGACAGCAATGACACGACGAGCAGTCACTTGATTCGTTCCATCACTCACTCAATTCAGGTGTTAGCGGATCATCACTTTGACGAACTCGTCAAACGTCAATCCGAAGACATCGATGAATTAATCCAGATCATCGACCTTGACGAAGATTAATTCCTCCCGTGTGTAGATGAGGGCCGGAGAGATCCGGTCCTCTTTTTTTATCGGGGGAAGGTCGGCTCCAAAGAAAAGAAGATAATATCGAGAGAATCGGTGGTTTCGGTGGTTTCGGTGGAATCGGTGGAATCGGTGGTATCGGTGAGTTACGTGTTCTTCGTAAAAATAAAAAAGAAAAAATAAGTGGACACGTTTAAAGGAAAGCACTATAGTAAAAGAACATTACACAACACGGAGTAAAGAGTATGAAGTTATTTAGAGAAGGTGTGGTTCTTGTGTGGGGATTGTTTAGTATAGGTGTCCTTGTGGTTGTAGTCGCGACTTTAGTGGGAGCGTTACCATGATACACTTTGACCTTATGTTTATAGTGCTGCTAATGATTATCTGCGCGGCGATACTAGGGGGGATGGGGGGGTGGTTCCTTGCTAGAGCAAAACTATATAAAGAGATTCAACAAGCAAGATATGACGCGACCAATGAATACTTCTTAGCCTCACAAGATTATGATCGAGACTACGAACCGTAATTTCTCCCTGAGTGTGTAAACTCGCCCCTCCTGAAACGGAGGGGTTTTTTTTGTGGACCGGGGGGAAGAAAAGGGGCCGTGCGTCTCTATTAGGGAATAGCCACAGCCTTAAATTTCAAAATTTTGGAATTTTACACTTTTACACTTTGTTCTTATATATAGCATCAACATCTTCTTCAACCATTTCTGAAATAAGATTCTCAAAAGTGTACAACCTTTCCCACCCGAATTTCTTTTCTGCCTTAGACGGATCTCCACACAGAACATCCACTTCGGCTGGGCGATAAAAGTCGGGATTAACTTTTACAATCAGATCTCCTCTGCTGCTGTAACCTTCTTCATTTTTTTCTGAACCTCCCCACAGAACAGTTTCCCCTATATATTTAAATGCTGTTTCCACAAGTTCACGGATTGAATGTGTTTCTCCTGTAGCCAGAATGTAATCGTCAGATTCCTGTTCCTGCATCATCTGCCACATACCTTTGACATAATCTTTGGCATGACCCCAATCCCGTTTAGCGTCCATGTTTCCAAGTTCAATAGGATCTTTTCTGTCACGTGCGTACATTTGTGCAACAGCTTTGGTAATCTTACGTGTAACAAAGTTCTCACCCCGTAAAGGACTTTCATGGTTAAACAGGATACCGTTACACCCGAACATACCGTAAGCTTCCCGGTAGTTTTTAATTGCCCAGTACGCATATAACTTTGACACACCATACGGACTACGGGGGTAAAAAGGTGTTTTCTCTGTTTGGGGTGTTTCCTGTACCTTTCCGAATAGTTCGCTGGTACTGGCTTGGTATATCTTTGTGTCCATGTCGAGATTAAGGGTACGGACACAATCAATGATCCTCATGGTTCCAAGAGCATTGATGTCACCTGTACTCACCGGAATGTCAAAACTTATCCCGACATCAGACTGCGCTCCCAGATTGTAGATCTCATCAGGTTTGATATCCCGTAGCATACTGAGAAGACTGTTGGTATCTGACAAATCTCCGTAGAACGGAATAAAATTAGAGTGGTCTATAAAATGGGAGATGTTGTCTCTGTTAGGAGTACTGGATCTCCTTACCAATCCGTATACCTTGTATTGTGTATTCAGCAGTAATTCGGAAAGATAAGCTCCATCCTGACCTGTTACTCCTGTAACCAGTGCTACTTTTTGTTTTGCCACCTGTCAGTGTCCTAATTCGACATTAAGTTTTAAAGCTTCGTCATAAGTCATACAACGAAGTTCCATAATACCTACTAACTTCATACCCATATTGTTTTTAATAGCTTCGTGAATTTTATCAAAATCTTTCCAGATTACTTCATGGCAAGCTTCTTTTGTAGCATAGCTTTGAGTCCACTGAAGCCACCCTGTATCAGGTGTCATAATGGTATGAACCAGTGCAGTTATAAAGAATGCTTTAATCATACAAAGGTTATAAAAGGAAAAAAGAAAAAGGTCAAGCACTTGACAAAAACATTGATTTGATCTATGTTTAGAGTCTCTCTCCTTTGTGTAGGCAGGGGCAAAGTACACAGAATAAAGAGTTCCTTTGTTAAATCTGATCGATTCAGATTTCTTCAGAGCGAGATCCAGTGAGATCCGAAACCCACTCTATCTGATACGGCCCCTGTCTTTTTTTTCGGCTCGGTGAATCAGGGGGGTTGACAAACCTGTTACTAATTGATACAATCTGATCCAAGAGAGGAAATTGATACTTTAAATTAAATTAGTATCAATGTTAAATTTACTTTGTTATATTAGTAACTACCTGATACAATCTGTTACATAATGACAAATGATCCAAAACCTCATATAATTTACGGAAAACTTGGAAACGATGAATTAACTTCGCTTATTCGTGTAACTTCAAAAGGGCGTAAAAAAACTTCAGCAGGACAAGATCTGATAGAGATGCGGCGAGAAGCACAACGCCGTAGAGAGGGTCGGGTTGCACGATGCGCCCGAAAGAACTATACTAAAGAAGAAATGTTAGAACGTGCTGAAAAATCTCCTAACTTCAAACCGGGAAACTTTATAGCAGGAATGTCTCCGAAGCAGGAGAAGTTCTGCATGGAGTATATCGCTACGGGTGACAGTCTGACCGCATATAAAGCGGCAGGGTACGCCCCCGGTAGAAATCATGCCGACACCCGTCGCCGCGCCGGAACCCTTCTTAAAAAGCCGAAGATAGAACAGCGCATAAATGACCTCCGTGAAGTCGCGTTGGATCGTATGGCGTGGAGTGCGGATCACGTTCTGCAAAGATTGGACGAAGTTTACCAGCATGCGTTGTCGAATGGTGACTACACAAACGCGAACCGTTCCGTCGAAAATGTAGCCAAACATCTTGGAATGTTCGTGGATAGATCCGAACAGCGCATCAAGATGGGAGCGTTAGGAGACAGTGACGAAAAAGAAAAGGTACAGAACGATATTGAACGCCTTGCTGAAATTGCAGGGTTCAAAGTTATCGAAGGCGGTAAACAAAAGGACGGGACAACGGACAATGAATAGTACGGACTTTGAAGCTTTTATAGACTCTTCCGAAAAGGATACTAAGAAAGCACGTAAACTTGCTCCCAGACGGTTGTCGTTTGCTGGATCTATACCTTATAATGAATTAAACTACTCTCCCGGTTCGATGGGATACCATCAGGCTATGGACAGAGTGGAGTTTACGATTGAGAATTGGCACAGTCATGTATGTTCTCATCCGGTGTTCAAGAATCCTGACCCTGAACTGGATTCAGTCAGGAATACATTGGTTGAAGCTGCACAGTCTTTGTTTGAAGTTTATAACGCACTTGGTTCTTTACAGTTTAAAAGGGGCTTTGAAGAACCTACAACATCGTACAATAAGTTGGGAGTACATTAAAGATGGCAACTTTGGCTAGTTTGAAAAAGATGTTAAAGCTTGATCCCGGTAATCAGGATATTATAGATAAAATAAATAAAGAACGGGATGCCAAGAAGCCGAAGCACAAAGGAATGGGAGGAGCTTATAACAAAGCTTCAGGTGGTGTAGTTCGTCTTAAATCAGGTGGTCCTGTCGTAGACAGTTACGACTACAGTTAAAGAAGAGGGTAAAATGAAACAAACGCCGGACTCAGAATATCTTGACGGGATCGTAGGT